CTGGACGCAGGTGTTGCAGTCTCAAAGGTATTGATGACATCCTTCTGAATATCTTCAGGCACCATGTCAAGATCGACAAGCATCTGATTGCGACGATAACCACGCATCATCGCATCATCGCAAAACTGATCAGGCTCCATCTTGCACCACTCATCAATCTTAGCGCGCGGCAGAGGGCGCTGACGACGACCAGAGACAAGCGCATCATCTTCTGTCAGAAAGTTAGGCACGCCGTCACTACGGTCGCCAGACATGATATGCTCGCGTCGGAATCGCTCAGGGTTGTCAATCGGGATCATCTTCTTCTGCACCGGCGCATACTGATGCACATTCGCATACTTCTGGAGTTGTGCGAAGTCTTTGTCGCCAGAAAGAATCAGAATCTTTTCGTTGGCATCGCTATTGATAAAGCGCCCATGATAGTGACAGAGCGCAGCGATAACATCGTCGGCCTCTGCGCGATTTACCTGAATAACCTTGTAAGGCATATGCTCGCGCAGTTCGTCCTTGATCTTAGCCATCGCCTCGAACAGCGTCGGCCAGTCAATGTTAGATGCATCGCGGTCCTTCTTGCGATTGGCCTTGTAGTGTGGAAACACTTCACGACGCCAATACCGCTTGTCATCGCAACAGATGACAAGATCACCAAACTGATGCGAAAACTTCTGCCGATAGCTGCGCAGGCTATTGAGAACCATGTGGCGAATGAGGTTTTCATCTACCACTTGCTTATTGTGTACCAGGTGCACCATCAAATTACTGATCATCACCTGGTTTAGATCAACCAGAATCATGTTTATCAATCCTTCTCCATATTATATGTATAGTACCAGATTGATGGCATGATGTCAATGGCTACTTACCGACGCGCAGGATTAACATCTGCGCATTGACTGTGCCGTTGGCTTCTGCTGGCTTAGTCTTGATTGCTTCAAACGTCTTTGCCACAGACTTGATGCCACCAGATAGCAGACGCTTTAGCGTATCATCTGGCGAACGCAGCTTCTTCCTGAATGATAGGTTCGGGTCATAACCGTCAATCATACTACGGCGAACAGATAGCTTTGAGCCAAGAGGTGCAACATACCTATAGACATATCGCCGCGCTGGGTGATAGATCAGCACCTCAGTTGCGCCAATGATATCCTTCGGGTCGATGCTGACAAGTCCAAGCTCATCAAATCGATCAAGATATCGCAGCTTGGCTACAAGCTTCTCAGGTGACTTGGGTCGCGTCTTACGAACCTTTGGTGGTTTGATATTAGCTGAACGATATAGACTGATAGCCTGCATCACACCAGCATAACGTGCAAGCATGTCGCGCAGTTGCTTCTTGGAGTAGCTGCGATAAGCCTCTACGCACTGTTCATCGGTGCGATCAAATGCATGTTGCACTTCTTCAACAAGTCGCGCCATGCGTTCTGCATCATTCGTAAGATCAGCTGGGCGTGGCTGATGCATCTTTAGAATGCCAGTCGCATCAACTGGCGCGCCAGTATCAAGCGCACATTCAATCATATTCATTGCATCACCCGCAGGGTCCTTGGGTGCTACTGGTACGATCTTAACCTTAAGTCGGCGCGCTGATTCCCTGGCTGCATCGCGCTTTTCACGCGCACGTTGCAGAAGCAAAGGAATCTCTGTGTCAAGCCGCTCTTGCTGCCGTGCAGTTGGGATTAACCCACGCATGATCATGCGACCAAGTGCAGGCAGATTTGTCACATCAAATCGCCAGTCCTCGATATAATCCAGCAACTCAATATCATCTTGAGTATATTGTTTTGCATGTTGCATGTAATCAGCAAGCACCAGTCGCGCGACCTTAGGTTCTAGGGCCGCGCGATACCAGTTATATGCATACACCAGACTTGTTTCGCTTGTCTGGTTATCAGTCCAAGTAGGCTCGTCTCCGAGATACTTTGTCTCGGAGAGCGGCAGCTTAAGCTTTCTCATGCTTGATCCAGATTGGCCAGGAAAGATTCCCACTGGCGAGCGCGCAGCTGCCAGGAATAGAAGTTGTCCGTATAGAGCTTCTGAAATCTCAGCTTGGCCTGATTACCCTCGCTCCAGTACCCGTTGATGACCTCAGCCAGAACAGATGCATGACGATTGGCATGTGCATTCACATCTTCGGTGAACGGGTACATGGCAGCAAAGCCAGCAGTCGTCTCAGGCAGCGCAGCATGATTCGGGCACACAATAGTACACCCAGCACTCATGGCCTCGATGACACTAATCGCGCTCGTCTCAGGCCAGATGTTCGGATATGCATAGATGTGCGCTCGTTGCAGCGCATCACGCACCACATCGTTCGGCTGATAGCCATGATACGTCATCTTCGGATGCTGGCGAATGCGATCAAAGATTGGCTGATACGGCTCGTCACGTTGCGACCAACCATAGATGCTGAATGAGCTATAAACGTCCAGATGAAAGTCAAACCCGGCCTCAGCCAGATGCTCGCACACAGGGACCAGAAGCTCAAGCCCACGATGCGGCGTAGTGTGATAGATCAGACGCAGCGGACCTTCCTTGGACTTCTCATGCTGCGGGATCGGGTCGATAGCATTCTGTAGCACCACACCCTCAGAATGCGGCACACCAAGCCCAACATTGTAGGTTACTTGCTGATAGTTTGATACGAACACCAGCTTTGCAAAACGCTTGCGCGCCTTTTCATCTGCAAGATGCTCAGACTCGGGGTCATCCCACGTGTCATGCAGCCACAAAATATTCTTCTTTGTCGGATGCAGTTCACGCACACGCGAACAGATGATGTTGTATTCACCAAGAAGCTCAGGCGTCACATAACGCCGAAGCCCGTCCATCATCATTTCGGTACCACCACGCGCACCAATATGTGCATAGGTACCATCGGCTCCAGGGCCAAGGCTCGTAGCAGAGTTCTTAAGCCCAGATACATTCAATACAGTCATGGATACGTCACGCCCTCCTCAATTGCGATGATCTTATCTAGACGAAAGCTTCGCCACCCATTAGCAGTCAAATCCCAAACTGCCAAGCTATCCTTAGGTTCTGGACGCTTCTCTTCTGGTGAGGGTGGCGACAAATACTGCTCCTGAAGAGTGCATGTCATAATGCGGCGATCACCATTCACCTTGTCGAACGTGATACGCACAATGCCTGTCTGAAGACGCTCGCGCAGATATTCCTTGGTATACAGATTCTCACTCATCTTCTTCAACTCCATGCTTATTAAGAATGGTCTCACGATCAATATAACCCTTATCGTCAAGCCATGCAAGGGTTTTGTCAATCGAATTTAGGGAAATATCCTGAACAGCCGCAGTGTACGTTGTCAGGATAGCCCAACCAACAACAAAGCCCATGACAATCTCTGTAAGGAACCCAATCTCAAATGGTAGCTTCTCAAGAATGGAGATAGCACCAACGCATGACAGAGCCCACATACAGGCCAGTCGCGGATTTTGCAGAAAGAACATTAGAGCCTCCGAGAGCGCGAACCGAGAGTGGCAGGGTCATCGCTAGGCAATGCAACCTGCAGACCACCCTTGTTATATAATGGTTGAACACGTGACGCCTTCTCGCGCATAGCACGGACAACATCTTCGGACTCGGCAGCACCTTCTTGCCACCGCCAGTCATTCAGAATGTCACGCTTTGCAAACGCGCCACCAGGAATCACATCAGATGTAGGAAGAGAATGGTCGGGGCGAGAGGATTCGAACCTCCGATCTCCTGCACCCAAAGCAGGCGCCTTACCGGGCTTGGCCACACCCCGATAGCCAACCTTAGCCAGTAGCTTCGCAGTTTCTGCCGCAGCAGCAAGCTGAGCCTTTGTCTTAGTCTTAGGCTTGCGCTTAGATGTGCGAGTGGTTGTGAAGTAGCTGGGTAGGAGGGCCATATATGTATACCTCAATTTGACAAGTATGATTATACACCAAGTGCCTGAAAATGTCAATGGCTAAATATCTGGAAATATGGTAGGGTTAATGCCATGGATATGTTCTTTAAGTTGGTTGCCGATGTTGGCTTTCCGATTGCAGCCGCGGGTGCCGCTGGCTATTTCGTCTTTCTGACGCTTAAATTCATTCTGGCTGGCGTGACTGGCTCAGTCAAAGGCATGGCTGGCATCATTACTGCATTAGACAATCGCGTCCGCACCATGAACCATGACGTGGTACGCATCGATATGATTGTATCAAATGCCCTAGGGTTAAAGCCAGACGTTGACCGCATCGCGCGGGCTGATGGTAAGAACGATGCGAGACGCGACTAATGGAAGAATTTGCTGAGCTAATTGCCAAGTATGGCTTTCCAATTGTCGCTGCTGGCGGCATGGGTTATTTTGTCTATTATGTGTGGATCTGGGCCACGACAGAAATCAAGCCCGTGCTATCTGAGACAAATACTATTCTTATCGGGCTAATTGACCGCATACGAATGCTTGACAATGACCTCATACGTCTAACGCAAAAGGTCAATGTCGTATTGCATCTACGCGGTAAGACAATCGAACGTGAGCGCGTGGCTGCTGAGATAAAGATTAATCAAACACATGACGAGGATAGTAAGGCGGCAGCATCGGGCGAAGGCTAGCTATTTGCTAGTCGCCCGATACACGCCGTCCCAGCCTTCAGGTAGATTTGCTGCCTTTAGCTCTTGGCATCGCTCAACCCACATTTCATAATAGCCATCCATCTTACCACCAAAGCAACCCCTCAGCCGCTTTGCATAAAAGATTGCATCATCAAATCTGCGCTTTCTATAGGCCAGCATCATGTTCGTGTGCGAGTCTAGATCGACCTTTAGATAAGCAGCATCATGCTTACCGATTACCGTATAGATGTCAACGCCTTCTTTCTTACCCTTTACCGCGATGGTATCGAGGGCAAGGCAGAGGTATTGGTCTCTAATGTGTTGATAAGTGATTGGGCCGATGACGTTGCTGACTCCATACGGTTTAGATTGTCCTTCAAGTCTGGAGGCAAGGTTGACAGAATCACCCAAGCACGTATAGTCGAAGCGTTGATCGCTGCCCATGTTCCCAACGACAACAGTGCCAGTATTAATACCGAGACCCATACCAAACGCCGGGACACCTTCTTTTGCGATTTCATCATTGAACTCCTTTAGGTTGTCTAACATTTCTAGCATAGTCTTAACTGCATTCTTCGCATGATCTTTGTCATCAAGTGGTGCATTCCAGAATGCCATCTGTGCATCGCCGATGTACTTGTCAAGTGTACCTTCATTGCGAAGTATTGAGGCCGTCATTGCAGTCATATAACGATTCATGATCTTAGTCAGGCCTTGCACGTCTTTACCATAGTGTTCGGAGATGGCTGTGAAGCCGCGCACGTCTGTGAACATGATTGACAGCTCGCGCTCCTCACCACCAAGCTTCAACAGATCTGGATTCTCTTGTAGCTTCTCGACCATCGCTGGTGACAGATACGTACCGAACTGTTTCTTGATCTGTTGCTTCAAGCGGAACTCTTCAAGCGCGCGTGAGAATGCAGCCGACCCAAATACAAGCAGCA